GGCAGAGGGCTGCAAGAATTCGTTAGAATTCTGAAAGCTCCTCGATCCCACAAGGAGAAGGCTATCGCTGATTCGTGGCTTGCTTACCAATTTGGTGTCAAGCCGCTACTCGAAGATATCCATCATCTTGTGACCGACTCTTTGTCGGAGATAGATCCTGACGACTATCGGGAAAAGCGAACTAGGGTTACCGAAACCGAATATCAAGAGTGGACCGACGCGGTAGATATACTCGCATTGAATCCGCCCTTGCATACCACGGTTAAGGAAACCCAACATTGGCGTTTCTCGACGACGGCAGTCTATCGGATAGTGCCAGGTGACTTGCACTGGCTGGCCTCATACGGCATCACTAACCCTGCTGAACTAGCTTGGGAACTCATTCCCTACTCGTTCGTGGTTGATTGGCTCTTTAATGTCGGCGATGTGCTCTCAGGACTCGATGCCTTAGTTGGCGTCGAGCTCCATGGGGTGCAAAGCGGCAGAAAAGGACTAATCACCTGTACGTGTATGGGTGTCCATTACGAGGAGACGGACGTTATTCGCGAAGCGATGCGTACGTCTCTTTCGTTTGGCAGGGTTCGCTATGAACCCTCAAAGAGTCTCCGATCAGTTCTTTCCGGACTGGCACTCCTAACCCAAATCCGCTCTAAGCGGTAGTTAAGGCAATTATGTCACAAGTCACTGGCGCGCTTACCATCGCAGATGGTGCAGCGGCCAACAAGACCTTCAGCCCGATGTTCGTGGCGCCGACTGGCACGCAGTTCGCAGAGAAGACGGCCGGCCTCCAAGCCGGTTACATCACTCTCGATTTTGCGTTGTCTCAGCCGTCGTCCGGACGTTCCACAGCCCGATGCGACTTCGCACTGAAGTACCCGGTGATCCAAACGGTCAACGGTGTTTCCTCGGTTGCGAGCGTGGGTCTTGCAAAAGGCTACTTCGTGATTCCCGACACGTTTACCCTTGCTCAACGCAAGGATATGCGTGCGTTCGTCGCGAATGCCTGGGACATCGCGATCGTGAAGGCCCTGGTCGAAGACCTGGACCCGATGTACTAAACCGTTAGGTAAGCGCATCCGATCGCGCAAACAAGGAACCATGATAT